AAGCATTTCAGGAGTTTGCCAGTGATTTTTTAGAAGACCAGCCTTGGATCACTAAAGAAGATGGCGGGGTAAATGAGAAAGGCGAGATTCGGTGCATACGGGTTATAAGTAAAGACAGCGGTGAGAAAATCCTAGTAAACAGTGAAGGGTATGATTACCCCAGATATACGGCAATTGAAAATAACTAAATGGCGGGCCATAGAGCCTGCTTTTTAGATGAAATATATTTGTATAAATAACTTGCTATTTCCTGCGTTTAGAGCCATATATGTAAGTACCAAAAATACAGGAGGTAGTGATATGGAACGAAAAGAAATCGTTAAAAGATTAAGTGAGCATCTAGGTGTAAAGTCAAAATACTTAGGACCACCAAATTTTGAATATGAAATTAAAACAGAAGATGAAACCTACATTATTGACAGGTATGGAGTCATTACAACAAGGGAAGGGAGGAGGATGACTTTGGATGAAATATTAAACCCCTCAGAATCTGCGGTTGAGGAACCTGAAGAGGTAGAGGTAATTGCCAATGAAGAAGAGACTCTTCCCTTTGATGGATTAGAATTAAAACTTCCCCTAGGAAACCATACAGGAAGGACGCTACAAAATCTGATAAACATGATATCGAGTAAGCAGCATTTAATCATGATGGCCTTTGAAACTACAGAGTTATTTATGGATGAAAGCTTTGCTAAGGATTTAAGTGAAAAAGAAATAAATACCCTAGAAGATTTTAAAGCAGCGTTTGATGAATTAGAAGAAGAAAGATGCTCTGGACTAACCTTTGATTTTGAGGAAGGAACCTTTACTATAAAACTAGCTACAGATAAACTAACACCTGAGAAAATATCTGCCTTCCAGCATTTGATGGCTCTTATAAACGAAAGTGCAAGAAAGCTAATGCGAGCATCCTTTAAACCATCCCAAGATGATAATCCTAAATATGCTTTTAGAACTTGGCTTATTAGACTTGGGATGAACGGAAAGGAGTATAAGGCCATAAGAAAGACACTTCTTTCAAACCTTGAGGGAAGTGGTGCCTTTAGAAAAGTGCCAGAGGATAGGGAGGAAGAGATTAATGGATAAATTTTTTACGCAAGAACACTGTGATCGATGCGGAGGAAGTTTAAAAGGCGGAAGGATCATGTCCATGTACAACACCGATTGCATTTGCATGGATTGTAAGAAAAAAGAGATAAAGCGAAACGATTATGAGAAGGCAGTAAAAGCGGAGCATGAGGAGATTAAGAAGGGCAATTACAATTATAAAGGGATTGAAGGAAAATAATTTATCTGCATATTTTAGACGTAATTTTATGCAGAAAAGCCCTCCTATATGCAGATAAAAAATAAAATTCTATTATTATACCCCACAAAATTATTGTTAATAATGCATGGGTGGGGTATAATGAAATTATAGGAGGTGGCGAATTGAGCTTATTAAGTGAGATGATATTAGAGGAATCTCGGAGGAATCTTCTTATGCAACGGGAATATCAAAATAAGATTGAGCAGCTACCAAAAGGGACAATAGTCAGAAAAAAAGTTGGTAACCATGAATACTATTATTTGAAATATCGTAATGGAAAAAAGACCGTTACTGACTATATAGGCCGTGACCAGAATAAAGTTGATGAGATAAGAACCCAAGTTGAAAAGAGAAAACATTTTGAAAAAATGCTTGCAGAACTTAAAGAAGAAAATAAATTAATAGGTAATATAATAGGAGGGGGACTATGATAGTATATCATGGTAGTGATGTTGTTGTTAAAAGACCTATTTTATTAAAACCAAAACGAACATTAGATTTTGGACCAGGCTTTTACACAACGACTAATAAAGAGCAGGCTATAAGTTTTGCTCGAAAAGTTATGATTAGAAATGATAGCCAAACAGAAGCTGTTAGTATGTATGAGATTGATTTTGAGGAAATGGAGCGTAGATTCGATGTACTTAAATTTAATTCTCCAGATGAAGAATGGTTAGATTTTGTATTTGCCAATAGACAAGGAATCTATAATGGAAAACAATATGACGTGGTTTATGGAGCCGTGGCAGATGATACAATATATCGAGTCTTTGGATTATATGAAGCAGGCTTATTAACTAAAGATGAAACTCTTAAAAGACTAAAAATTCGTGAATTGTACAATCAGGTGACGTTTTGTACAGAAAGAGCATTATCATATTTGAGATATATTGGGGAATTAGATATCGATAAGGAGGAGCAGTGATGAATGAATTAAAAGAATTTCAAGCTGTTTTGCAAATTATAGTCTCCCGTTTAGTTCAAATGATTGCTAAGGAGATGAATATCTCAGATAAGGAAGCATTAAGTAGACTTTATATATCTAAGCTTTATGAAAAACTAGAGAAAGAAGAAACAAAGGTTTGGCATTTAAGTGTGCCTACTTTATACAGCCTATTTGTCGAAGAAAAAGAAACAGGAAAAATTTCATTTCCAGAGGAGGCATAACGATGGATGAAAAAATAGATTTTCTAGTTTACTGCATAGAAAATTATAAGAATGTAAAAGGCCTTAAAGGAAAAGAGGCCATAGAACTATTTAACAGATACCGTGTGCTAGACTATATAAATGCAAGTTATGAAGCACTTCACACTACTGGAAAAGAGTATATTATAGATGATCTTGATATTTACATTAATGCAAGAAAACAGGTAGATTCGGGAGTAATGCATTAAAAAATAATATGACTATTTTAAGGAGCTTTCAAAATTGAGAGTTCCTTTTTTCATGCAATAAAACGGGAGGTGAAAGCGAATGGCAGGTAGAGGTAGACCGCCAAAACCGACAGCTATAAAAGAGCTTGAAGGTAATCCTGGCAAAAGACCATTAAATAAAAACGAACCAAAACCAAAGAAAATAGCACCAAAATGTCCATCATGGTTACTTCCTGATGCAAAGAAGGAATGGCGCAGGCTATCTAAGGAACTAGAAGCCATGGGACTGCTTACTGGGGTGGATATGGCTGCCTTCGCTGGATACTGCCAAGCCTATGCAAGATGGAAGGAAGCAGAGGAGTTTATTTCAAAGCACGGTTCTATTTTAAAAACCGCTTCAGGATATATTCAGCAAATTCCTCAAGTATCCATTGCTCAGCAAAATCTAAAACAAATGAGAAACTTCTGCTCTGAATTAGGCCTTACTCCATCGGCTAGAAGTAGACTCAATATCACGAATGAAGGTGGAGTTATAGAAGGAGATGCCATGGAAGAACTATTAGCCGGAGTTCCAAAGGCAGAAGACATTATGGATTTAGATTCAAAGGATTAAAGGAAGGAGGAGATAGCCATGCCATTTAGCGAGGCTCATGCGAACCATGCCATCAACTTTATACAGCAGTTAAAGCTTACAAAAGGAAAATGGGCAGGGAAACCCTTTATCCTCTTACCTTGGGAGAGAGATTTAGTAAGCAGACTATTTGGCACTTTAAGAGAGGATGGAACAAGACAGTACCGAACCGCCTATGTGGAGATAGGAAAGAAAAATGGGAAGTCAGAACTTGGAGCTGCNATTGCCCTGTACATGCTTTTAGCCGATGGTGAACCCAATGCGGAAGTTTATGTAGCAGCCTGTGACAGGCAGCAGGCCAGTATTATTTTTAATACCAGTATGAACTTTGTTGAAGGAAATAGAACATTATCGAAAGTAACCAATACCATCCGATCAACAAAGAGAATTGTATATCCTAAAACAGGAAGCTTCTATCAAGTACTAAGCTCCGATGTAAAAAGTAAATCTGGTATTAATGCCTCCTGTGTTATCTTAGATGAGATATGGACCTATCCAAATCCGGACCTTGCTAAGATGCTTACAACTGGTTCTGGTGATGCTAGAACTCAACCTTTATTTTTATATCTAACAACAGCAGGAAATAAACTCTCCGGCTATGGGTGGGAAATGCACTGTAAGGCAAAAGATATTTTAGAAGGTAGAAAAGTGGATCCGACCTTTTTATCCATCATCTATGGACTTGAAGATGATGCAGATATTGAAGATGAAAATAACTGGTATAAGGCCAATCCTAGTCTTGGCCATACCATTTCTATAGATAGAGTGAGAGAACATTATAATCAGGTAAAGGATGATCCGGCAGATTTAGCTTTGTTTAAACAACTAAGATTAAATATGTGGTTAAAGCAAGAAATCAAATGGATGCCTATGGATAAGTGGGATTTATGTAACTTTAATGTAGATCCAGAAGAACTAAAGGGTAGGGTATGCTACGGAGGACTGGACCTTTCCTCTACCAGTGATATCACTGCCTTTGTTTTAGTTTTTCCACCGGAGGATGAAGAAGATAAATATCAGGTACTTCCATTCTTTTGGCTTCCTGAAGAAACCCTACCTCAAAGAGTGAAAAGGGATTCTGTTCCCTATGATATTTGGAACCGACAAGGGCTTCTTAATTTGACAGAAGGAAATGTGGTCCACTATGGATTTATTGAGAAGTTTATAGAAAAGCTGGGTGAAGAGTATAACATACGAGAAATTGTTTATGACAGATGGGGAGCAACTCAGATGAGCCAGAACTTAGAGGGGATGGGTTTTACTGTAGTTCCTTTTGGACAAGGATTTAAGGATATGTCACCGCCAACGAAGGAACTTATGAGACTTGTTTTAAGTAAGAAGATTGCCCATGGAGGACATCCGGTTCTAAGATGGATGGCAGATAATATCGTTATTCGAACAGACCCTGCAGGAAATATCAAAGTGGATAAAGAGAAATCTTCTGAGAAAATCGATGGTATTGTNGCCTTAATTATGGGACTTGCAAGGGCAATGGTTAATCCAACTGATGAGGGAAGTTCNATTTANGATAGAAGAGATATGATTATTTTGGGTTAGGGAGGAGCTAAGATGGCAGATGATTTTGATGTAATTAATAAGCCTAAACATTATGCTGACTCAAAGATTGAAGTTATTGATTATATAGAAGATAAAAAACTTGGGTACTGCCTTGGCAATGTAATCAAATACGTTTCAAGGGCAGGGAAGAAAGATCCAACTAAAGAGGTAGAAGATTTGAGAAAAGCTATGTGGTACCTTGAGAGAAGGATTTTGGAATTAACTAGATTACAGGAGTAGAAAAACAGACTTCACTAAGAAGGGAGTGATGAAATTCTATGGCTAACATATTTGGACGATTATTTAAATCAAGAGATAAACCAAAGGATAGGGTAAGTCAGGCACCAGCCTTTTATATGGGGCAAAGTATATCAGGAAAAGTAGTAAATGAAAGAAGTTCCATGCAGACTACAGCTGTATTTGCCTGTGTTAGAATTATTGCAGAAACCGTAGCTTCCCTTCCTCTTCACACCTATAAGTATGTTGGGGATGGAAAGGAAAAAGTATATAGCCATCCTCTATATAAACTGCTACATGATGAGCCAAATAAAGAGATGACTTCCTTTACCTTAAG